CAGAGGCAAGTGATATTTTAAATAGAATGAAAAATATGCCAGGTATGGATAATCTTCAAGAAATGTTGGGAAAAATGGGTATGGGAGGTAAAGGAGCAAAAGTTGACATAAATGCTATGGAGGCTCAATTAAACCGTAATATGAAAAAAGCTGAAATGAAGGAACGTATTAAAAAGAAAGCAGAAATGAAAAAAGCTGAAAGTAATTGTGTTCCACAAACATTTGCTCCAAACCCAAATGCTTTATCTGAAGAAGAGCTCATAAAAATGTTTAGTTCAGGTAATTCAACAAATGATAATAAAAAATCTGAAAACAAGAAAAAAAGTAAGTCAAAAAAATAAAATTATTTGTAACTCAATAAATAATAATGAAACAAAATATAATATAAAATAGTTTTTGTATATTATATATTATATAATTAAAATGTTTAAAAGTAGAATATCATCTGGTAAACATATGATATGTGATATTTGTGATATTAAAAATAATGAGTTATTAAATAATAAAGAATTATTAAAAAATCTTTTAAAAAATATTTGTATTAAATATAATTTTGAAATATTAGGAGAATTAGAGTATTCATTTACACCTCAAGGATGTACTATTTTACTTTTATTATCTGAATCTCATATTTCTATTCATACTTTTCCAGAAAGAAATCACATTTCTTTTGATATTTATACATGTCGTCAATATAATAACAATAATGAATACAATGAAATTTTTGATTATTTAATACATTCTTTACAAGCATCTCTGAATAGTAAATGTACAATTATTGATAGGGATTTTTCTAATAATAATAAAAACATTAATAATAAAAATAATATTGATAATAATGTGGAAACTGATTTTTTTGATATTTGTACTCCGCTTGATTCATAAACTCAGTATTAAATATAAAAAATAATTATTAAATAATAATAAAAACTTTCAAGTAAAGTATTATTTTCATAAAAATTAAGTTGTCTTATTATATATTATGACAACTTCAACACCATTATGGATAAATGATCCTACTATTTTATTAAACAAAAATGAAATTTTTGATTTATGGCCTTCACCTAACATGTCCTATGAAGAAAAAGTAAATTCTGTTACTAGAGTTATTATTTTAATAACTATTTTAGGATTTATTTTTACAATGAAAATAAATATTTTTTATATTGGAGTAATAACATTAGCAGTAATGTTTGTTTTATTGAAAATAAGAAAACCTAAACTTACTAAAAATGTTTTAAATGAAGGTTTTAGTTTACAAAAAAGTCAGGATAATAATATCTATAATAACAAAACAAATGTTATTACTAATCCTAGTAATTTAGAAATAGTATTAAGGGAAAATTATAAAGAAGGAAGTAAAAAAAATCCATTTAGTAATGTTCTTTTAACTGATATCGGAGATGACCCAAAAAGAAAGTCAGCACCGCCATCCTTTAACGTAGATGTAGATGAAGATATTACCAAAAATATAAAAAAATCGGTTCAATTTATGAATCCAGATATAAAAAATACAAATAAACAACTTTTTAGTAGTTTAACAGAAAATTTTTATTTAGATCAATCGAATCGTGCTTTTTTTTCAACAGCAAATACTAAAATACCAAATGATCAAGCTGCTTATGGTGAGTTTTTATATGGAAATATGCCAAGTGCCAAAGAGTCTAATGTAGAAGGTAATATTCAAAGAATTGCGGATAACTATCGTTATACACTTTATTAATTATTAATTATTAATTTAGTAATTAAAATTTATAATAAAGAATAATTTTTATAATTTATTTTTATATTTATTGTATTACATTTAGTTTTATATTTAGTAAAAAATAATGTATAATATATATAATATAAAATGGCTTATGTATCCAACTATGTTTTTGATAATATTTCAAGAATTGGAAATGATAATTGTTGCGTAGATCAAAAAACAATTCAAAATGCCGGATATGCTAATTATACACTTCAAAATTATTTTATTAGCGACTGTTCTATGAAAAAACCAATCGAGCTTGCTACTACACAACCAGGTATTTTTTATAATGGGGGATATAATGTTGGTGCTGGTGGATGTAACATTGATGATAGTTCCAAATTACAAATTGGTACTATTCAAACACATCCAAGATGTCATATTGATTTATTTCAACGTCCTTTTGCTACAGTTCCTTATTTAGGAAGAGGTTCAGTGAATCCTGTAGTAGAGTCTCAAATTCAACAAGGAGAATTAAATATAAATAAACGTAGCGTAAATAATTTGAGCGAAAAAAGTTATATTAAGTATTCAAATACACCTTTACTTTCAAGTGTAAAAAACCGTTTGACAAATCCTGCTTACAGTGTTGAAGGAGTAGCATCTAGTGGTTGGATTAGAGGTGGTATTCCATCACGAGAATTAACTAGAGATAAAGATTATTTTGACACACATACAAATACACAATATAACTAAATAAATATAAAATAATAAATCAAGTTAATAAAAAATATTTAAATATAATATTGTAATATTATAATTAGTATATGATTTATAATACCAATTATAATTGCATTTATCTTAAAGAAGATTTATTTACAGATTCAGAAAGTTATGAAATTACAGATGAAAATAGAGATATGATAAGAGATGATTTATATAGAAATGATTTTTTAAATGTTTTTAATTTAGATAGTTATAATGAAGATGTAATAGGAAAACTTTTTGATGAACTACATGACGAAATAATAAATTGTGACTTACTAAAAGAATATATGTGTAAATTTGGTAGGGAGTACGATATTGAAAATAATACAAATTTTTCTATTATTTTTTTATTTTCTTTTGAACATTTATATTTTTTTCATCCATGTATATGCGACTACTTAATTCATGGATATATATCGGAAGTGAATGTAAATAATTTAAAAGCACAAGTACCATTGTAAATAACTTTTTTATAAAATAATACAATATATTTTATAAAATACTTATTTATAAAATATATATTGTAATAAAAATATATTATAATATAATAAATAGATATGGCATCAACACGTAATATAAATACCCCAGGTAATTATTGTTTAGAACAAAGACAATTTGCTAATTCAGAACAATATTCTTTATATAAAAATTCTCAATATGGTGAAGCATATAATACTCGCTTACCTGGTAATGGTTTATTACCAGCACAAATTCCAGGAAACAAATTATCTTATAACGCTCCAGACATTGAGTCTTTTTTATTTGGGATTAATTCTACTAATTTAGTAAAACCTGCTCCTACTTTTGTTCCTGAATTAACAAAACTTGAATCTAGTAATATATACAAAACTCCAGTAACTTATATACCAGAACCTCTTGTCATAGTTAAAAACCAAAGACCTTTACCAATACCTTAACCTTAAAATATTTATTTTATATACTATTGTTTTTTATAAATTAAAAATACTTATTACTTTAATTTATAAAAATATATTTTCATTTATTTTAACTTTTACTTTGAGTTATCTCATTATCTTTAATAATTTTTTCTATTCTTGGAAAAAATGCCATTTCATTTAAAATCTTTTTCTTTTCTTCACGAATAATATCAATTCTTTGCGACCACCAGTCTTCTTCTATAGCTGTTTTCATTGTTTGATAACATTTTTCAAAATCATTTATATCAAGTTCTACATAAGCTAATGGATTAATATAAGTAGAAACGTTTGGACATCCATAATAAAAAACCAAACTTTCACTTAAAATTGGCTCCCAAAGCTTCTCTGTAATAAAATTTTCTTCAAAGTTATTTTCAATCATAAAATAATATTTATAATTCACCATTCCATTATATTTATCTTGATGAGGTGTAACTTTACCTCTATAACCTTTAAATTCAAATTTATTGTCTTCGTTATAAATATCAATTTCTAAGTCATTTTTTGATTCAATAAATTTCAATAAATCAATTCGTAAAATGTGACCAGGATCATAATATTTTGAACTACAAATAGAAGAAATTTTATCTATTTTTTTATATTGGAAATTCAATAATTGAGGTAGCTTTAATCCTAACTGCCAAAAAGCATTATTAAAACTGTTTGTTTTACGTCCAATTACAGATAAGAATTTTTTTTCATCAGGAATTGACCATTCACCCCATGTTCTAACTCCCCAATTACAATTTTCATTATATATCCATGGTTCCATTTGAAAAAGAATGGTTTTTTTAGGATTATAATATTCACCGCGTAATGATTTATTGATAATAACATAATAATCAATATCATTATCTTCCCATGTAATTTCAATATTTTTCCATTTAAAATCATTTTCACACATATCCGACCATTCTTTACATAGTTGTTCACTAGAACACCAATCGCAAATCATTTTTACTCTATAACTTTTATTATTTAAATGATAATTTGGATCTTCTAATATTGATTTTTTAACATAAACTCCATCTGTTAAACTAAAATATGTTGACCTTTTTAGTTTTTTTACATCAATATAGCTTTTAAAAAATCCTAGTGTATTAAACCCAGCACATGAATCATTATTATCAGCAATTTTCATACTTTCTTCAATAGTAATATTATTTCTAAAAAATAAATCTTTATCTGGGGAATCTAAATTAGGAATAAAAATAAATTTATCTTTTATATTATTTTCTTCATTATACTCCAAATCAACTTCATTATTCTGATTATCAATAGCATTTTCATTATTATATACAAAATTTAATTTTTTAATGTAAATATCATTTTCATCTTCATAAGAATTATCAATATCATAATCTAAAATATCATTATTATCAAAATCAAAAAAATTAAAGTCTGTTTGTATATTTGTATCTATTAATCTCATATTTTCATTCCAGATGGAAAAAACAACTTGAGGTTGTAACTCATATACCGATAACTCAGATATATTATTAATTAAATAATCAATTCCATGCATAATTCCATTTTTTTCAATATATTTCATCATTTTTTGTGCTCCACATTTATTTATGGAGTAAGCAAAAAAACCACCTATATATATATTTAAATTTATGGGTTCCAATTTAATATTATCATCATCTCTATGATATAAATCATTAAATTCGGCACGATACCTATCAAACATATGATAACCTAAAAATAACATATCTTTATTTTTAAAATCATCCTTTAATTTTTCCAAACTAATTTTAAAATTATTAGACAAAGTTATATCATCTTCCATAATTATATAATACTCATTTTCACTATCATCCAAAAGTTTTTTCCATAAATAATAATGACTTAAAGCACAACCAATAAATCCACGTCTACTTCCAAAATCATTTCCTTTAAATAATTTTTTTAACTTTGGTGTTAAAACTAATTTGTTACCATCTATAGCTTTAATAAATTGATATTCACTAGAATTTATACCTAAATTACTAAATAATTCAATTGTTTTATTTTTTCGATCCTTTCTTTTTTCTAAATTGATAATTTTAATTTTGGCATTTACACTTGCGATGTCCATGTCTAAATTATCTTTTATAATTAAATTAATATTATTATTTTCATTTTTAATCGTATTTATTTTTTTTTCATTAGATGGATTTAAAAATTGTTCTTCAGAATTTAATTTATAAGCATTTAATTTACTAGGGTCATTTCTTTCACTTGTTAATCTTCCAATATGTATATTAGTAATTTTATCGAAAAAAGCTGACTTATAACCAGCATTATTCCATTTATTTGCATATTCCATTTCAAAAAATTGAATTTCTGTATCATAATTACCTAATTTTAGAATAGTTTTAACATTTACTAAAGAAGGACGAAAACTATAATGCGGCCAGTAATGACAGTTACTATATGGAAAGTCGCCTAACCTATAGTCATGAACAGTAAAACCATAATGAGAATAAATATGACCACGTAAATTATAATTTTCTATTGTTTCACCATAGTTATTATTAAATAAAATCTGATTTACATTTTCATGTTTTAATAATTCTAAACCTTTAATGGATTCACTTACGTATTTCATTTTATCAATAAATAAAAAATCGTCTTCCATATGAATCCAATAAGTTGGTTTTAAACTACTTAATTTATTCCAAATAATATTCATACTTTTAAGATGACCTTTTTCTTCAGGTGTCTTGTAATAATAATCTATCCAATTATATAATTTTTTCATATTTATTCTATCAGTTTCAGATGAATTATCATCAACACAAAACCAATAATCAACTTTATCTATATCTAACCAGTGATTTAAAATAGAATTCATTGTTTTAGTAAACAAATCAAATCTTTTACATGTTGTAAATGATAAAAAAACGCATGGTTTTTCTTTATTTTTAAAAACATACTTTTTAAACTTAGTTAATTTATTTTTATTTTTATTATAAAGTAAATTCCAAATTTCTATTTGCTTTTCTTCTAAAAAATCATTATTTCTTTGCATATCTTGAAACAACTTATTTACATCATAAA